GGGGATCTGGAAGGCGTCTAGCTCCTCCCATGTCGCGCACTCGGACAAGGACTTTAGCCATGCCTCCGCCTCCGATGAAGATTCGAAGTTGATTTGGGGGGCGATGGCTTCCATCATCATTGGGACGTCATCGTCCTCAACGCAATAGGGTCCGCCGGCTACGCGATAAAACATGTCCCGGTCGCTGGCAAGCAAGTCGGCCATTTCCTGTGTTAGGACTGGGCGACCCTCGTCATCAACTTCCACAATGCCGTCATAGGCGTGGAGTTCGATGTCGTACATGCGGGCGGCGGCGATGAGATATTCACGGATACCCGGAGTTTTCGAGTCGGTTGTCCAGTAGCCATGGAGCTTCTTCTTGTACCTCTCTGTGTCACAATTGCGTGCTATTGAGAGTTTGCGGCATGCCTTCGGGACATCCGCGTAAGAAGCTAGTGATTCCAATGGCCTTGGATAGTGACGTCCCAAGAAGAAAGTGCCATTCTCAGGGCGTGTAAACGACACCTTGAGGACCATCCCAATTGTTCCGGTAACGAAAGAGGCAGCTGCGCCCCAATCCTTATCGGAAATCCTTGGGAGATGGACACCCACGCCGTCGTCCCCGAACTTGGGGCCGATGACGGCGTATGGTATGCTCCAGATGTCAGGGGCATTGTCCTTAAACATAAATCCGCCCCAGTAAATGTGGGCCAATTCAGTTGTCTCGGAATAATGCATGAGCGCCGTGCGAATGGTGCTCTTTCTGATCATGCTGAAGTCCAATTCCTTCTTGTGTCGCAACCGATGGGTGTATCTCGTGATTGCAAAACACGTGGTCACGAACTCAACGAACGCGGCTATCAGCGTATTAAGCTCCGTGGTAACACCAGAGCCGCTGTTGTTCTTGTAGCCGGTCTTGACAAAGCTGCCGTTGAGCATCGTGGTGATGTCCACGTTGTCCTCGAGTGCCTTCTTGACTTCCTCGTAATCGGACGGGTGAACAAAAGCCAAGACGAACTTCATAAACAGCGACTTGTAAATGTATTCGCTGATCGTTTCGTCCATCTTGGTGTAATCCGTGTCGTGCATGCCACTCACCTGGCAATTCTCATCGTCATTGGTTGCCTCCAGCGCCAGCTGTGTAAAGTGGCGGAGGACGGTAGCAATGTCATGTGGAGAACCCCCGGGTGTGAAGAATTCGCATTGTTTGAGTATTTCCTTGATTAGGAGGCCGACTCGTCCAGTCTGGATGGCCAAATCCTCGCTCAATTGCGTAATCCCTCGTGGCGCAGCGCTCGCTTTCGGCCCAACCTCGTTCTTCAGGTTTGTCTTTGGGAGAGCCGGGCGAGCGTCAAGTTCGGCGTGGCGTTTCAGACGCGCGGCTTGAAGTGCCTGTGTGCGGCGGTTGTAAATGACCTGAGGAGCACACAGGGTAACCGATCCCGGGGCGATACCGGATTCGCCCGAGACCTGGTCGATGAACCGGCCGAGTAGCATGTCAAGTACCTCCTTGAATGAATCAGAAGGATCTTTCTTGTTGCTGTATTTCTCAAGCCGCTTCTTCTTGTACGCGTCGTGCGCAGCGTCGGACTTGGTGTCTGCTACGCCAGGACCGCCGCCGAAAGCATTCGGTGCAGCTTCGACAGCAGGTCCATCCTCGGCAATGTCGTCGTCAAGTGACCCATCCTGACGAGTGTACATGATGTTGGGCCGAGGTCGATACTCGATAGGAATTCCAAAGTAGGCAACCAAAATTGGTTCTAAGCCCCCTGGGCGCCAGATGACGTGCATCTGCATGGTGCGCTTGACTTCTGAAACACCGTACCCTTTCGGGCGGTTCTTCCCCATGAGGTTGAACACCTTGTGCTGGTTTTCTGTCAATTCTATCGAGGTTTCTGGGCCCACGTCACAGGCATACTTAATGCTGTACGTGGGGCTCTTGCACTCACCGAACATTCCGCAGAGAAAAGTTTCCTGCTTGGTGTCCCCTTGGTGAACGACTACGTTGTCCGCCTTTTGAAGCGGTACGCCGTCAAAGGGACTTCCCTGGACAACGTCCATCATCATGTCGCAAACCGGCTTCGATAGACTCGTAGTCGAATTGCGAGCGAGCCAAACCCATTTGTGATGCGAGCCGGCTTGATATTGGATGGAAACGTTGTAAGTCGTGAACGCAATGCGTCCAGGGTGTTCGATGAAGATGAAGTCGTTGGCCGTGTAGTTCCAAGGGCGCTGATTGTGGTATGTTGCGCCGTTGATCCTTGAAACGCGTTCGGTGACCACAACTTCTCGGTCAGCGTTCAAGGTGTAGTACCACACGGAATCCGTACCGACGCCCGCGAGCTTGTTGTACTCGGGGGTGACGATAACCATGTTCGCCCCGGCGTATGGGGCAAAATCGTTGATGTACATGTCCTGATCGACGAACGTGTACACCATGCCGGGGTCGAACGTGCCATCCGGATCTGCGTGCTGTAAATCTTTAACGCCGTGGAGTTCTCGGCGTCCTGCTGCCTTCCCATCGCGACCCGCCCCGCTCTTGCTGGGGTCGAAATCACGGAATCCGGCATTATGCAGGCAGTCACGCATTGCAATGACGCCAACCTTGCGGGAGGCGCCGGCGATCGGATGGTCGCTCTGCGTGCTAGCTATCGCCTCGGGCGTAGCCCCGGGAAGGACAAAGCCGTCGGCCAGCTGCCGAAAGAGTGAGTGGTCGTTCTGTTTCTGGTGTTTCGGGACCTTCTTGCGAGCAGTGGAGTCGAAAGCGTGCGAAACCGTTTCGGATCGAATGATTGCCGAAGCGATGCGCAGAGCGCGCTCATGGCCAGTGACTTGGGTTGATTGGTCGTGCATCCACCAGCTGGTGGAACTCTGGACAGCTGAGTCTCTAATCTTAATGAGCTCACGCTGCAGGTAACCAAGTGCCCATGCGCTCACGGGAACACCGAACACGGTGATTTTCCGGGAGGCAAGTTTGGCGATGGTGCGCAGCCACGGAACGCGCAAGGCATCCTCGGTAAAGAGGCGCCCTGCGGTTTCGCAGCGGTCGTCGCGGATGAGCAGGCTCTCGAGAAAGAGAGCGATCTGCTCGCCGATCTTCGCGCGAACTCCAGCGGCAGACGTGATGCCGTTTGGAGTGCGTGCCGCCGACTGGTCAGAGTCGGGAGCGCGAGGACCGGGCCCGCCACCCGTTAGGATGGCGGACGTGCCGTACCAAGTGCGTGCCAGCCGTATGCACAGGTATGATGCGCCTAAGGCGATGATGACCGGTGCTTTGCTAGGTGGCATGCGTGGTACGCGTAGCAGCCCGCAGGCTGTCGTCGGAAGGATCCCGGCTTTCCTCAGTCTTGGCTGGGGGGAAG